TCTTCTGGCTTGCCTGGGAATGTATCCGCCGTTCGGGTGAAACTGTTAAGCCATTCGGAGAGCAATTCATTGAAACCTTGACAACTGTCGAGGTATTAGATGATGACCCTTTGGCTTAGGGCGAGACTCGATCACCTACCTGATTGCTAAATTAAGCGTCAGGCTCGGGATCTCGCCAACACAATTATTAGAGCTAGATGATGTAATGCTGAGGAACCTAATTAAGGTTCTGCAGGAAGATGCAAAGGAGATAGCCAATGCCAGCAACCGTCAAAGGCGGCGTTGAACTCCGTAAGGCACTTCGCAGATTTGCTCCAGAATTAGGCAAAGAAACACAAAAGGAAATTGCAAATGTTCTTAAACCTGTTGTAAAAGAAGCTCGTGGATTTGTCACAGGTTCGCCGTTAAGTAACTGGGCGCGTGAAGGTGGCAAGTTCCCTATATTTAACGCATCTATCGTCAAGCGCGGTATTGGCTACAAGACAACGCCATCAAAGCCCAATCGCAAAGGCTTTACAGCATTAGCACAGATTCGTAACCGTTCAGCAGCAGGTGCTATCTATGAAACAGCAGGTCGCAGAGCGCCAAGCACAAAGCCATCGTCACGACCTAACTTTGCAGAAGCAATGGGGCCGCTAACAGGATCAGGCAAAGAGCGTGGGCGCTTAATTTATCGCGCTTGGGAAAACGATCAAGGCAACGCTACAAAGGCTGTTCTAAAAGCCATAGATACAGCAGGTAAGAAGTTTAACGCAACAGTAGGGAAGCGATAATGGCTAATGTAGTAATTGATATTGCAGCCCAGTACACCGGCAATAAAGCATTTAAGCAGGCAGAATCTGCCACATCTAAATTAGAAAAATCCGTTGCTAAACTCGGTAAGCAATTACTTGGAGTCTTTGCTGCTGGCAAGTTACTCTCATTTAGCAAAAGCGCGGTCAAAGCATTTGCAGCTGATGAGAAAGCTGCACGATCTCTTTCATTGGCTTTGGCAAATACAGGCAATGCCTTTAGAGGTATTGAAGTTGAAAAGTTTATTGGTGACTTACAGCGAGCCACAGGTGTTCTAGATGACAACCTTCGTCCAGCATTTAGGACTTTACTTACAGCCACAGGTGATGTAAGTAAATCACAAGAAGGCTTAGCCCTAGCGCTGGATATTGCAGCAGGTACAGGAAAAGACTTAGGCGCAGTATCTATGGCGCTTGCAAAGGCTTATGGTGGTCAAACAACAGCACTTAGCCGTCTAGGTGCAGGATTATCCAAAGCAACCCTTGCATCTGGTGATTTAGATTTAATCACAAAAGAACTATCACAGAAATTCTCAGGTCAGGCTTTAGCTGCTGCCGAAGGCTATGCAGGATCAATGGCAAAACTTACAGTTGCTTCTGAGAATGCTAAAGAAATTATTGGCAAAGACCTTCTTGATGCCATGCAACTTATCGCAGGCAAAGATGGCATCGGCGGAGCAACAACTGCAATGGAAGGCTTTGCTACTCAGATTGGTAACGCCATTTATGGTATAGCAGTTCTTACAAACAAGATAAAAAATATACCTTTAATTTCGCCTATCTTTGGAACTCTGCGCGATGTTGTTAGTGCAGGGCCATTAGGCGGCTTATCCCGTTTAGGTGAGAGAGCTAAGGCTCGTTCAGCAGGCACGCCAGCCCAATCGCCTGGACAACGCAAAGCAATCGACAAAGCCAACGCTGACGCGCTCAAACTTGCCAAAACTAAAAACTCACTTGCCGTCATTGACAATGAAAACACAAAGCGAAAACTGACACTTACAGCAGATCAACAGGCTTTGGAAGAACTGAAAAAGAAGTTTGATGTTGAACGCATAGGATTATTTACAGCATTGAACAATGCCACAGATCAAGAAACTCAACTGCGCCTTAAATCGCTTATTGCTATTCACGATAATGATGCAGCGCTTGCAGGCAAGATTAAGGCTGAAATGGCAGCTACATCAGCCACCACGATTTTGGCTGGATCGCTAAAGGCATTAAGTGCAGAGTTTGAGTTTGAGCGTATGCGTATGGCTTTAGGTAAGGCAGAAGTTGCAGGATCTACAATCGCAGCAGCAGCAGCGACAAGCGGATTCTCAGGCATTTCACCAATAGCATCTTCGCAATCAGCACTTGATACAGCTCTTAAACTTTATCCAGACTTTGGTAATGAAATGGATGCCGCCAGAAGCGCAGCCGGTAGAAATCAAGTTAGCATCCAGATTAACCCAGCTGTAGCCGGACTCATCGATGTCATTCAGAACCAATCTGCATCAGGCATCTCACCAACTGTCAATCGTGTGAGCAGTTCGTATATCGCATGACTTATCCAATCACCGTCAATACGGTTATCGACTTTAGTAATGGCGCTACCTTTGGTGTCCCATTTACTATTGGCGACCCTGTTAACGGTATTCTGGGAGTTAGCACTCTAGGCGATACAAGCTCCGGCATTCTCACAGTTGATGTATCTAACCAAGTAGGACGAATCTCAATAAAGACTGGATACAATCTTTTGCAAGATCAGTTTGAGGCTGGTCAATGCACAATCCGCATCTATGATCAGAACGGCGATTGGAACCCCGATAACCCATTAAGCCCCTACGCGGGAAAACTTGTACCCAACCGTAAGGTAAGAATCTCCGCAACCTACAATTCAACTGGATATTTCTTATTTAGTGGTTATACATCTGCTTACAATTATTCTTATCCAAAAGACCAGGAATTGGGCTATGTCGATATTCAAGCAACCGATGCTTTTAGATTATTTAACCTAGCGAATGTAACAACGGTAACTGGAGCAACTGCCGGTGAAACTACCGGAAGCCGCATGAACGACCTTCTCAATCAAGTCTCTTGGCCAGCGACAATGAGAACAATCGATACAGGCGATTCAACAGTCCAGGCTGATCCAGCCACAGCCCGTACAGCATTGCAAGCCATGAAAAATGTTGAGTTCTCAGAACAAGGCGCTTTCTATATGTCAGTAGAAGGTCAAGCGGTATTTAAGAGCCGCAACAACCTACAGAAGATGGCTGGTGGCGCACAGACCTACTTTTCCAACGCAGGTGATGGTATTGGCTACTTTAACATCACAACAGCTTTAGATGACAAGCTAGTTATCAATCAGGCCAATATAACTAGGGTCGGTGGCACGACTCAGATTGCTTCTGATGCGACATCGATTGCAACATATTTTCCGCACACTATGAACCAACCCAATTTAGTTGTCCAGACCGATGCGGAAGCACTCAATATCGCTCAGTCTTATGTGGCTACTCGGAAAGATACGACTCTTAGAATCGATAATTTGACCCTTGATTTAACTACTCCCAGTTATAATGCTGGCATCACAGCGGGTCTTAGTCTGGATTATTTCAATGTGGTCAAGATCAAGAATGTTCAGCAAGGCACAACCTTCATCGAAAAGACCCTAGAGGTTGTCGGTGTAGCCCATGAAATTACGCCAACCACTTGGCGTACTAGCTTCACAACATCAGAACCGATCATCGAGGCTTTCATTATAGGAAGCTCGACGTACGGTATAATCGGCCAATCGGTCATGACTTACTAGGAGAACATAATGGCAACAGGATTCCCAGCGGCAACAGGAGATGTCCTTTCAGCTGCTATGTACAACGGCTTAGTGACATTCACATTGAATGCTCAGACAGGCACAACCTACACAACAGTTCTTAATGACTCATATCAGGTGCTTATTACACAAAGCAACGCATCAGCGAATGCAATCAAGATTCCGACCAATGCTTCTGTAGCTCACCCAATCGGTACTGTAATTACTGTTCTCAATATTGGCGCAGGTATTTGCACAATTTCAGCGGTTACATCTGGAACTACAACAATTCTTTCGGCAGGATCAGTAGCTGCTCAGCCAACGCTTGCACAATACAAATCAGCAGTTTGTATTAAGACCGGCACAGATACTTGGTATGTTGCAGGCGGTATTGCATAATGATTGGCAACGCTATAGCAGGTTCATTATCAGCTGGCATTGATTCCATTAGTTTGGAATACCTTGTCATTGCTGGCGGTGGCGCAGGCGGTGGAACTGTTGTAGGTACTGTCGGAGTCGGTGGGGGTGGTGCTGGTGGTTATTTGACAGACACCATAGCCGTAGTTACCGGAACTAATTACACAGTAACAGTAGGCGCAGGCGGTGCAGGTGCATTAGGCGGTGCTGGATCAAAAGGAAGTAACAGCGTATTTAGCAGCATTACTTCTGAAGGTGGTGGCCGCGCATTAGATTTGGCCTATGCAGGTGGTAATGGTGGTTCTGGAGCAGGTGCAGGATTTTCAGCTGCTGCCGGTACAGGTATTTCAGGTCAAGGTTTTGCAGGTGGTACAGGTACTACTTCCGGTGCTTTTGGCGCAGGCGGTGGTGGTGGTGCAGGAGCTGTTGGCACAAATGGAACAACATCTGTCGGCGGTAATGGCGGTAATGGTTTATCTAGTTCAATAACCGGAACTGCAACATTTCGTGGCGGTGGTGGCGGTGGTTCTGTTTATAACACAACCGGTTCTGGCGCAGGCGGTAATGGCGGCGGTGGCGCAGGTTCACCAACTAACGGTGGCAATGGAGTTTCAGGTACTGGAAATACTGGCGGTGGTGGCGGTGGTGCTATTTCTGCTAATCCAGGTTCATCTCAAACTGGTGGTTCTGGTGGTTCTGGTGTTGTAATTCTTAAATGGCCTACAGGCAAAACAATAACTATTGGCGTTGGTTTATCTGGATCAACGGCTACAACTGGCGGATTTACTTATGCAACAATCACTGCCGGTACTGGAAATGTGAGCTGGGTATAATGGCGCATTACGCATTCTTAGATGAAAACAACATTGTCACAGAAGTCATTACTGGCATCGATGAAACAGAAATGATTGAAGGACTTGATACAGAAACTTGGTATGGAAACTTTCGCGGTCAAGTCTGCAAAAGAACTTCTTACAATGCAAAGATTCGTAATTGCTTTGCAGGAATAGGATTTTATTACGATGCCGAGCAAGACATATTTGTCAGCCCCACACCAGAAAATTTATCTTATGCGACCCCTACTCTGTAAAGCAGGGCAGCAGCTTCGTGAACAGATCGATGATGCTTTCCCAGACCGTGACCGTAAATCAGATGGTTGGATAGGCGATGCCGCACACTCCAATCGTAAGAGTGACCACAATCCCGATCCGTCTAACGGAATTTGCAGGGCTATTGATGTGGATAAGGATTTCGACTCACGCCCCAGCACAGGTGCTTATCTTGCCGACCAAATACGCCTATGCGCCAAGTCCGGTGAGAAGAGAATTAGTTACATCATCTATGCCGGAAAGATTACATCCAGAAAATCATTTTGGCGTTGGGTCAAATATAAAGGAATCAATTCTCATCACCATCATATCCATATTAGTTTTACTAAAGAAGGCGACCAAAACGGTAGCTGGTTTGATATCCCGATGCTAGGAGCAACTAATGGCTGAAAACTATTCCTTCGTAATTGATCAAGGTGCTGATTGGT